GCCTGGGGCCCCGCAACCAGGCGCGCCCGCCCATGCGGCCCACAGCGCGCTCGTAGGCAGCCACCGCCATCCGGGCAGCCTCCCGGTTGTAGCTGGCCGGGTCCCCCTCGAGCATCTCCCGCGGGATGCCGAGAGCGATGAGCGCCCGCGTGAGATTCACCACCCCGCGGGCCCGGAGCTGCTCGACGGACTCAACGTCCTCCGGCATGGGGTGACACCGGGGGCAGCGGGCACGGCCGTCCGAGGACACGAGCAGCGTCTCGCCGCAGACGGCGTGCCTGAAGCGCGTCCCGCAGGCGCTCAGCTCGGCGTCGATCCGGTCCGGCCACCCCCGCTCCACCGCGTCCCGCGGGGTGAAGATCCTGAACCGCTGGGGCATCATCCCGCCTTGACGTACACGGCCGCGCTGCGCCCGGAGCGAGTCTTGCGCCGCTGCTCCGTCCGCACCACCAGCCCGCGCAGCTCCAGCGTGCGCCGGCGCGCCGAGAAGGTCTGGTGGCTGAGCCCCGTCTCCTGCTCCCCCTCGTCGTCCGTGAGCCCGCGGTCACCGCGCTGCTCGAACAGCTCCAGGACCTGGCGCTCGAGCCGGGCGAGGTGGGGCTCCATCGACTCCGCCGCCGCCTCGCTGGTGTCAACCGGGACGCTGGGAGCGGACCCACCGTAGGGCTCGGGGGACTGCGCGTTCATCGTCGTCGTATCTTCCATCCCGGGGAACTTGGTCTGCATGGGGGTCTCCTTTCAGCTTGGGAACGGTTCAGGGAATGGTCTCTTCGTGGTAGACGGCCTTGCGGCCCGACACGCGCTCGACGAGCGCGATGATGCGGACAGCGAAGCAGTCGGCGCAGATGTCGAAGGAGATGCTGCACACGGTCGCGCGGTTCTCGTCCACCCGCTTGACCTGCTCGTGCTCGACGACGACGAGGTCCTGCTGCTGCCCCGGCCGGGTCGCCTCGGCATGGGGGTCGATCCTCTTGTTGCAGAGGTCGCAGGTGACCGTGTCGAGCACGCGCTCGGTCACCGTGCGCTCCTGGGTGACGTAGGTCCTCACGGGACCTGGTCCTCGAAGTCGGAGCGGCGGAAGAGGACCCGCGGGGGCCACTCGCCCTGGAGGGCGCGCTCCACCGCCTCGTAGCCGCGGTCCTCCTGGCGGTCGACCACCGCCACCACCCCGACCACGACAAGCCCAGCGTCCCGGGCCCGCTGGATGGCGGCAATCGTCGACGCGCCCGTGGTGATGACGTCCTCGACGATGGCGACGTGGGCGTGCGGGCGGATGCCCTTCAGCCCCTCGAGGTACGCCTGCGTGCCGTGGCCCTTCGGCTCCTTGCGGATGTAGAAGGCCCCGAGCGGGCGACCGCTGATCCAGGACATCGTCGACGTGGCGCTCGCGATCGGGTCCGCGCCCACGCTCACCCCGCCGACGGCCTCGATCTCCCAATCCCGCACGGCCTCGAGCACGAGTGACCCGACGAGGAAGTGACCCTCCGCGGTGAGCAGCGCCTGCCGGCAGTCGATGTAGAAGTCGCTGACCCGCCCGCTGCGCAGCGTCACCTGCCGCTTCTCGTAGGCGTACTTCTTTAGCAGCCCGAGCAGGCGATCTTGCCGGCGACGGAACTCGTTCATGACCCCACCTCCTCCGCGGCTCCACCGACCTCGCGGCTCTTCGCCCTCCGAGCCACGGTCGGGAGGAGCTGGGCCTCCCCCTTCTCGTGGTCGTAGGTCGCGCCCACCGGGAACCAGCTCCCGTCGGGACGCAGCTCGCCCCAGACCCGGTGCCGCGGGCCGTGGATGAAGAGCGTCCAGGTCCCGCCGAAGGGCTCGACGTAGACGACCTGGTGCAGCTCACCAGCGCGGCGGAAGGCGAGGGCACCGGGCCCGCGCGCGTGGACCACCCCGTCAAGGGTCTTCTCGAGGTACCCGCCGGCCAGCATGAAGCTGATCCAGTGCCAGGGGTGGTCGTGCAGCCGGTTGTCCGGCGCAAGGAATTGGTGGAGGAAGACGCTCACCCAGCGCGTGCGGACCAGGTAGATCCGGCGCAGGTAGTCGTAGGGCCTCCCCGTGTCGTCGTCGGTAAGGGTGATCAGGCGCACCGCGCCGATGCGGTCCGCGAACCCCCCGATCTTCTCCAGCATCCAGCGAAGCATCATCCCTCCTTCAGCAGAGCAGCGAGCAGCGTGGAACCCTGCAGCATGGCCATGTCCTGGCGCGCCTTCGCGACCGCGGCGGCGAACGGGTTCAGCGCCCCGGGCGGGAGGTCCCCCGCACCGTGGCAAGCCCGCAGCGCGGCCCCGAAGGCAGCGTCGACGATGACCTTCACCTCCTGCTCGTACTTGGCGATCACCTCGTAGAGCAGGAGGGCGGTGGCCCGCTCGGACCCGACGTTCGTGCTGAAGGCGCGGGCCAGCTCCCTCAGCGTCTCGACCACTTCGCTCATAGGTCAGAACCCGTCCGGAGCCCGGTTGGCGTCGTCCGCCGGCGGGAGGCCGTCCGGCGGGGTCAGCGTGATCACCTTCGGCAGCTCCACCTGCACGACGTCGACGTACTGCTCGGCCGCCGCGGGGTCCCCGTTGTAGGGCGGGACCAGCACGGCCATGATCCGGCCCAGCGGAACCAGCCGGCGCGCGAACACGATCTCGCGCAGGGTGGGCGTCCTCCGAGGATGGACGACACGCATGATCCACCCGAGCATGTCGTCGTGGTCGGTGATGACCGCACACTCCCCGACCTTGTAGAGCTTCGCGCGCGCGGACGGCGCGTAGCCCTGGGGGATCTGGGCGGGGTCCAGCTCCTTGACCTCGAAGGAGGCGGCGCGCCCCTTCGCGCCGAGCACCTTCTTCGGAGGCCTAGTAGCCATCGTCGTAGCGGTCCCGCCGGCCGCCGCGCCCGCCCCGGTCGCCGCCCCTCCGGTCCCGATCCCGGTGGCTGCCGCCGCCTCCGGCCGGCCGCCGGTCCCGGTCCTGGTTGGTGGCCTTGTCGAGCTTCAGGGCGCGGCCGTCCACGAGGTGCCCCTGCAGCTCGGCGAGCGCCTTCTCGCCATCCCCGGAGGACTCCATGGTCACGAAGCCGAAGCCGCGCGACCTGTTGGTCTCCCGGTCCGCGATGACCGCGGCCTCTCGGACAGCACCGACCGTGGCGAACAGCTGGGCCAGGTCCTGGGAGGTCATGGAGTAGGGCAGATTCCCGACGAAGAGCTTCACGGCTAGTCTCCAAAGAGGGTCAGGCGCCGGGCAGCCGCGCGCGCCTCCGGCTCGTTTCCGTAGCAGGTCCACCCCTCACGCTGCCGTCGCGCGAACAGCTCTGCGTAGGGGCCCCGGCCGCACATCTCCTCGACCAGGTCGTAGAACACCTCCGGCTTGGCGCTGTGCGGCCCCACCGGAGCGAAGAACACCGAGCGCTGGTTGCGCCGGGCCACCCGGGCCCGCCCGCGCACGGCGATGATGGCCGTCTCGTGGGCGTTGCGGACGTAGTGGCCCATGCCGAAGGCGAGCTTCCGGCTGACGGTCTGCTTCACCCAGACGATCTCGCTCTTCGGCACGAAGCCCCAGGCACGCACGACGTCGAGCGCCTCCTGGGGCATGGACGAGACCCTCCAGAGGAAGAGGAAGGCGTCGCGCGCGATCGGAGGCAGGGGGTACTTCTTGATCTCGGCGACGGACATCGTCTCGTAGTTGCGCGCGGCCCCGCGCTTCTTGCCGGGCAGCTTGTCCCGGAACTCCCAGGCGGGGTCGGCGCAGAGGACGCGGGCGGGTGCGGTCATCGGTCGTCGTGCTCAGTGCAGTCGGTCAGGTCGCCGGACGGGGAAACCGAACCCGTTCCGCGAGAGGTCATCGTACATGCCGCCGGGGTGCCCGCAGGGATGAAACCGCTGGGTCACCTCCCCGTAGCTCTGGGCCCCAGGACGCACCACGCCGGGCCTGGGCCGGCGCGGGCCCGACCGGCCCCACACCCCCCGCCACCGCTCGGCGAGCCAGTCCTTGGCGGCGCAGGCCCCCGCCAGGACCCAGAGCGCCAGATTGATCACGCCTCCTCCGGGTCGGCGGGGAGGGGGGCCTCGTCCGAGGTCGGCTCCGCCGGCATGAGGACGGGCTCCGGGGCCGGCGGGCGGGTCCAGCCGAACGCCTCCGGGCTCGAGACCAGGATGCCGTGGAAGGTGGGGAAGCCCGCCCGCTGGAACACCATCTGCGTGTCCAGGTAGTCGGTCTTCTCGTCGTGCAGCCCCATCATGACCTCCCGGTAGAGGTCGAAGGGCACGGCGATCTGGAAGAGCGTCTTGCCGCCAACGCGACCCTTCGGCTCGCTCACCTTCGCCCGGATCCAGGCGGTGATGGGGTCGCCGATGATGTGCGCGCCCACGGGCGCGCGCTGCTGCGGGGGGAACGGCATGGGAGCTACGCCTCCTGCTCGATGGCCTCGTTGATGGCACGGGCCGCCTGCACCGGATCGGCGGCGTCGCGGATGGGACGTCCCACCACCACGTAGTTCGCCCCGTCCCGCACCGCCTGCTCCGGAGTGGCCACCCGCTTCTGGTCCTGGGTGTCGGCGCCGGCGGGCCGCACCCCCGGCGTGACGATGGTCCGTCCCGGGTAGCAGGCCCGCAGGTACTCGACCTCCTTGGGGGAGCAGATGAACCCGGCGTCCTCTCGCTGGGTGGAAGCGTACTCGACGACCGACGCCAGCCTCCCCACCTGCGCGTCCGTCGTCTCGCCGCCGCCCGCGGACGGGGCCACACCGAGCGAAAGCAGGTCGGCGGACGACAGGCTGGTGAGCACGGTCACCGCCAGCACCTTCACCGGCCGGGCCGCCAGGACCGCCGCGCGCATCATCTCCCGACCACCAGAGGCGTGGACGCTGACCCAGCGGATGGCGTGCCCCTCCTGCGCAGCCCGGCTGATGACCCGGAGGGCCCGCTCGACCGTGGCCGGGATGTCGTGCAGCTTCAGGTCGAGGAAGACCGGATCGAGCTTCGCCACCTCGATCGCGGCGAAGGGGCCCTCAGACACGAACATCTCCAGCCCGACCTTGAACCCGGCCACGTGCGGGGCCAGCCGCGTGGCCGTCGGATACGCCTCGGCCACCGACGGGTAGTCCAGCGCGAAGATGATGCGGCTCATGCCCCCCTCCGACCCGGCTTCGGGTCCTCCAGGATGTTGACGTAGACGACGTGCCCGAGCGTCTGCTCGAGGGCGATCGCGCGCACGATCGTCCGGATGGCGTCGGCGACCTTGCCATCCCGGCCGATGACCTTGCCGCGGTCCTCGGGGGCGACGTCGATCTCGAAGAGGTGCCCGCGCAGGCCGTGGCCGTAGCCCACCCGCACCACGTCGGGGAGGGCGACCATGCCGCGGACCATCTGCTCGAGCATCCCCCTGAGCTGTTCGGCGGTCATGGCCTACGTCCGCATCGGCATGACGACGTTGAGGTCGTCGCCGTCCGCGAAGCTGACCGGGTCCAGCGGACCGGAGAAGCCGATCTTCACCTTCTCGCCGGTCAGATCGGCCAGGGCCTCGACGATGTACTTGTTGCGCAGCCCGAACTCGTGCGACTTGGTGCCGCCGTAGCCGTCGACCTCGATGGTCTCGTGAGCCTCCCCGGCGTCCGGGTTGTCGACGTCGATCAGCATCACCGCGTCGCCGGCCCCGACCTTCTTGACGGTGAGCCGGATGCACCCGTTCTCCGGGGCGACGATGGAGACACGGCGCACCGCTTCCATGAGGAACTTCCGCTCGACGGTGATGGTCTGGTCCACCGCCTTCGGGATGACCTCGTGGTACGGCGGGAACTTGGCGTCGAGCAGCTTCGTCGAGAAGGTGAGGCCACCGACGCGCAGGTGGATGAACCCCTTGCCGAAGCCCACCGCGGGGTCCGAGCTGGATCCGCCGTCGAGCAGCTTCCGCATCTCCTCCACCGCGCGGCGCGGGATGAGCGCCTGCCCGACGTCCGGCAGCCCGCTCGAGCGAAGGTCCAGCGCAGCCCGGGACACGTGCAGACGATGGCCGTCGGTGGATGCGGCGACGATCTTGCCGTCGACCTCGTGCAGCAGAGCGCCGCAGAGGTGGTAGCGGGTCTCGTCCTGGCTGACGGCCGCCACCACCTTGCGGAACAGCGTCGAGAGAACCGGCACGTCCACCGCCTGCCACGGCACGGAGTCGAGATCCGGCAGCTTGGGGAAGTCGGCGCCGGCCAGGCCGACGAGCTTGAACTTCGACTTCCCGCTCGTGATCTGCAGCCAGTTGTTCTCCTGCTTGACCAGGTGGACGCTGTCCCCGCCAAGAGCGGAGACGATCTCCGACACCTGCGTCGCGGGCACCGCGAGCGTGCCGGCCTTCTTGATGCCGACGCTCTCCTCGATGGTCACGGCCACGGAGACCGTCAGGTCGGTGGCTCCCACGAGGAGCTTGCCGTCATCCGCCCGGAGCAGGATGTGGCTGAGGATGGGCTGGGGGGACTTGCGCTCGGCCGCGCGGGCAGCGACGCGAAGGGCACGGACGAGGGGCTGCTTGTCGATCGAGAACTCCATGGAGCCTCCAGCTTGCGCGGCGAGCGCGCGTCAAAATGGGAGCAGACAGCGGGTCACGAACAGGTCCTTGTGCGGCGGAGACCGTTTTCTCTCACGGCACGACGCGGGTAGCCTTCCCCCCCGACAGGTTCTCCCAGCGAGCGACGACCACGTCGCAGTAGCCCGGGCTCAGCTCCATCGCGAAGCACCGTCGCCCGAGCTGCTCGGCGGCGCTGATCTGCGAGCCGGAGCCGCAGAACGGCTCGAAGCAGATCTCCCCCTCCTTGGTGTGGTTGCGAATCGGGATGGCGAACAGCTCAACCGGCTTCTGCGTCGGGTGGATACGCGAGGTACCGGCCACGTCGTGGCTGATCTCCCAGACGGTAGTCTGGTTCCTCTCGCCGTAGAAGCTCGGCTTGTTGCCCTGCAGCCACCCGTAGAGGCAGGGCTCGTGTTGGAAGTGGTAGTCGGCGAAGCCGAAGACCAGCGAAGGCTTGACCCACACGATCTCCTGGTGGATGAGCACCCCGCTCCCCACCATCGCTTCCTCGAAGTACTTCCGCGTGGCCGATGCGTGCCACATGTACCAGGCGGCGTTCTTCGCGATGGCGTGGTCCACCGCCGGCCGGTAGACCCGGAGCAGGAAGTCGCGGAGCGCCTCCCCCTGCAGGTCGTCGTTGGCGATGGCCTCGAACTTCGCCGCCCCCTTGGCTCCCGGGCGCGTGTCCTTGTCGGAGTAGGAGATCCCGTAGGGAGGGTCCGTGGACATGAGGATCGCCCGCTGCCCGTCCATGAGCCGGGCGACCGCCCGCGGGTCGGTCGAGTCCCCGCAGAGCAGTCGGTGCCCGCCCAGGATCCAGAGGTCGCCCGGCTGGGTCACGGGGGTGACCGGCAGTGGCGGGGCCTTGTCCTGCTTCAGCTCCCCGCGGGCGTTCTCGCCGAGCATCTTCCGGATGTCCCGCTCGGACCAGCCGAGGTCGACATGGACCTGCTTGGCCTCCAGGTCGCGCAGCATCCGCCCGAGCAGCTCGTCGGCCCAGCCGCCCAGCTCGACCAGACGGTTCGAGGTGACCAGGTACGCCTCGGCCTCGTCGTCGTTCTGGCTGGTCCAGCCGCGAACGACCGGGACCAGCCACTCACCGTCCGGACCCACCTCGACGCCGTCGGGGGGCTCGTGGCCGGCCTCCTTCAGCGCGATCAGGGCCTCGCGGCGGCCGTGGCCGGCGACGATGAACTTCGTGCGCTCGTCCAGGGTGATCGGCTCCGTGAAACCGAAGCGGTCCATGGACCCCTGGATCTTGTCACCGTCGTGCTCCTTGGGGTTGCGCGGAGCCGGCGCGAGCGCGGCGAGGGGCATGTAGTCGAGCCACCGCTTGCCCTTCGGGGTGGCCTTCTGCGCGCGGGGCGGCATGGGCTACTCGGTCGGCTCCTGGGGCTCCGCGGCGCCGGCGGCCGTCTTCTTCTTCTTGCCGCCCTTCTTGCGCCCCTCCTCGATGGGCACCAGCGAGAGCGGCACCTTCAGGGGCTTGGACGGGTCGGCGGCCACGGGGTCGATGGGCAGACGCTCCTGCCGCTCCTCGTCGGTCATGGGCCGGGTCGACCAGACCTTGCCCGTGTCCTTGCGGATGAGGGCGATCAGGTTCTTGCCGTCCTGCTTCTCCTCGACGCACTCGACGTCGCGATGCTCGACGCGCGCCTCGATCTGGCGGGAGAGGGAGTCGATCTTCGCGGCGTGCGACTTGAGCCGGTCACGGAACGACTTCATCTCCTCCTTGCGCTGCTCGTCGAGAGCGCGGGCCTCGCGGATGTTCTCGACGAGCTGGTTGGTCTTCGTGAGCACCTCCTCGTCGGTGAGGTCGCACGGGAGCCGGCGGGTCACGGTCCTCGGGGTGAACGGCATCGGGAACCTCCACGAGAAGAGGGGCCCCAGCCATGCCGGGGCCCCTCCGTCGAGATCAGGGTTGAGAGCTAGACCTGCACGTACGTCGACGCGACGCCGAAGCCCTGCCGCTTCAGCTTGCGCTGCTTGATGGCGTACTCGGTCGCGTACCGGGCCACGGACAGCTCGAGCCCAGACTTCTGGGCCAGGTCCGCGAGCGAGCCGCCCTTCTTGCCGGCGGCCTTGACGACCTTGGCGATGTTCGCCTGCGTCTCCTTGGTCGGGCCCTTGGGGTAGGCCATGAGAGGGAACCTCCGTTCTTGAAGTTGACTACGGAACGGACCTCACTCTACGGCAACTTCGGGAGCTTCGTCACCAACGATTTTCACATCCCGTCGGAGATCGATGCGGGTGTCCGCGGAGAGACCGCGGACCAGGTGAGGGTTGTGCGTGATGACGACGACGCAGCGGTCCTGCGCCAGCGCCGTCAGCGTCGAGGACACCGCCTCCACACCCTCCTCGTCGAGTGCGTCGAAGACCTCGTCGAAGAAGAGGGTCCCACCCTCCTGCCCGGAGCCCGCCTGAGCCACCTCCGCGATGGCCAGCAGGATGGCGATGTCGAGGCGCCGACGCTCTCCCCCGGAAGTGTCGCGGTAGCTCTTGCCACGCTTCATGCCCTGGACCTCCAGGCTGATGGCGTCGATGACCGCACCCTTCTCGCTCTTCTTCTCGGTGTACGACTTCAGGCGCATGGTGAGAGGCTCGCCCGTGATCTGCGACAGCCGGGCGTTGCCAACCTGCTCGATCGCCGCCAGCGCCCCCCCGAGCAGGTGCGCACGCACCCCGCGCAGCCCGAGCACCTGGTCGACCTCCTCCAGCTCGGCGACCTCCGCCGCGTAGTGGGCGTGTTCGGCATGGTGGTTGTTGACCTCCACCTCCAGGCGCTCGATCTGGGAGACGGCGTCGGCGATGATCTTCTCGAACCGGGCCCGCTGCTTGACCGACGCCTTCGCGGCCTCAACCTCGGTGGATAGCTGGGCTCGCTGCTGACGGAGCTGCTCGACGCTACCCTCGAGGTCCTCCAGGTCGGCCTCGTAGGAGGAGACCTTGCGCTTCGCAGACTTACGCGCCTTCTCGGCCTCGGCCTGCAGGCTGCTGATCTTCTCGTCCTCCGCCTTCACCACAGAGGGCTTGATCTTCTGCCCGCACGTCGGGCACAGGGCCCCGCGCAGGTTGGCCAGCCGGCGCTCGATCTCCTTGGCCTGGGCGGCCTGCTCCGCGCCCGCCCGGTCCGCCTCCCGGATGGCCTTCCGCAGGGCCTTCATCTCCTCCTCGGCCCCGGCGATCATGCTGTCCAGCTCGCCCAGGCGCGCCTCCGCGGCCCCGTTGGCCGTACCGGCCTTCGTCCGGGGCAGGCCGGCCAGACCCTCCTGGGCCTCGTCCCGGCGCCTCCGTTCGGCCTCCAGGGCCGCCCGTTTGCGGTCCAGGGCGGCCCGCTGCTGGGCCTCCCCATCCTGGGCCGCCCGGAGCAGGGAGCGCGCCTTGGCGGAGGCGGCGTCGAAGCGGTCGTTGCCCAGAATCGTCTCGATGAGCCGCTTGCGATCCGCGTCCCGGGCCAGGGTGAAGGACGCAGCGTCCGCGCTGCTGAAGACGTGCGAGTAGCGCCAGATCTCCCAGGGACCGATGACGTGCTCGAGAGCCTCCTGGGCCTTCGTGGTGGTCTCGTAGCGCGGGGTCGGGGCGTGGGTGCCGAGCCGGGTCCATGTGAGGGTCGTCTTGCCTCCAGAGGAGCGCTTGCGGACGGCGTCCAGGTCGGGCGTCACGACCTGCGCGTGGCCCTCCTGACCCTCGCGCCAGGGATCACCGCGGCGAAGGCTCTCGCCCCAGAGGGCGAACGACACGGCCTCGATGATCGACGACTTGCCAGCCCCGTTCTGCCCGGTGACCACGACCAGCCCGGACGGCGGCAAGGCCACCTCGAAGCTGTCGTGGACCATGAAGTTCCTCATGCGGATCGTCGAGATCTTCACGCGCGCTTCCTCATCTTGGTGTCGAGACGGCGGGCCACGTCATGCCAAAGCCCGGAGCCCTGAAGCTCCACGGGATTGGGGCCGAGCAAGCTCGCAACCGCGGGCGCCGGCAGGACCTCCCGACCAAGCCAACGCCTCGCAGAACGTGCACGCGGCTTCGTCGTGAAGCATGCAACGCATGCCCGGACCCTTGTGCGCGGGCATCCTATTTCTCTTCCCCCAGCCCGAGGCTGCCGGCGGTGCGTGGGTCGAGACCCTGGACCGGGCAGAGGCACGGAGCCTGGCTGGGCGCTTCCAGGCTGGCCTGGTACTCCGGCCGGCCGCAGCGAGAGCACCGCTTGAGGTGGTAGCGCCACTCAACGTCGATGAGCAGCTCGCCCACAGCACCGACCTTCCCCTTCGTGTCCACCTCGATCTGCCGCCCAAGCTCGGGGTGCATCTGCGGGTAGAAGGCACGGAAGATCGGGAGCAGCTCCACGCCGAGCAGCTCCAGGATCTCGCGCCCCCGACGGAAGGTCCCGTGTAGCATGCCGCCGACGTTGAAGGGGCCGAGGAAGACGTCGGGCGCGTTCCGGCCAACAGGCGGGGCGCTGAATCCCTTCAGGCTGACAGGCTGCCAGAGCAGCTGCGCGGTGAGCACCCGCCGGTCTTCCTCGTAGCGAACAGGCTGCTGCGCGTACCAGTAGCCGTCACGGGGTTCCGCCTCGGCCCACTCGCCGCGAACCACGAGCACCGCCAGGTCGACCCTCCCGCCGGAGTAGTCGAAGCGAACGTCCGCCGGCAGGGGCGGGTAGACGTGCTTCGCCAGCGGGTCGTCGGGGTCGGGAACCAGGGACCGCAGCGCGTCGACGATGCCCTTCCGGGGCTCACGCATGGGACCACCGCAGGAACGCGCCGCCGGATTGGATCAGCCGCACAGTCGAGCCCACCGGAGGGAGCGACCCGCGGACCGGGTTCACGGAAGCGTGCAGCTCGCTCGCGATGAAGGGGTGCGGCACCTCTTCGCCGTCCGGGTCGTTCGGGTCGACCGGCGCGAGCATCCCGCGCATGCGGGAACCGACGATGACAGGGTCCATGAGCGACACGCCGGCGAAGAACCGGGGGTTCGGCTGGCGGCGCTGCCAGGCCAGCACCACCGGACGCAGCCGCATGACGTAGGCGCCGGTCGAGTCGGCACAGGGAACCGACGGACCCACGAGGAAGATGAAGGCGTAGGTGGCACGCCCGTAGAATTCGAATCGCACCTCCGCGGGCACCGGAGGGTCGAACCCACGGACCAGCGGGTCGTCCTCGTCGGAGCTACGCGGCGTCGCCATCATCCGGCCCGAGCAGGTCCGTCCCGGTCACCTCCCCCCGCGCGGGGTCACCCAGAAGCCCGCCGAAGCCCTCGCGCGAGGACACGGCCACCGCGATCCCGGCCCGGCGGAGCGCCCAGAGGTCCTCGGAGGTGACCTCGAAGCCGCCCACCGCCCGGTCCACGACGCCCTCGGTCTTCACGGTCACGAAGACGTGGACCGTCCCGCTCCCCTGGCCGGCCCCGTTGTAGTTCGTGCAGACCGCCTTGAGGGAGATGCTCTCGCGCTGCGAGTCGAAGCGCGCACGCCACCCCTCCGAGAGCAGCAAGCGCACCTTCTCGATCACCCTCGGCATCGCGGTGGACATCAGGCCGCCTCCTGCGCGGGCGGGGACGGAGGCGGGAGCAGAAGAGGACCGTGCTGGATCTGCGGCGACCGGGAGAGGTTCACGTCGACGAAGCACTTGCGCGTGTCGTCGGGGCTCATCTCGAGCTGGATGCCGAAGTAGAAGGGGATGTTGTCCGCGCAGCGCTGGTAGCGGTCGCGGGCTTCGGTGACCGCCTCACCGAGGAGCACGGCGAGGTCCTCCAGCCGGTGCTCACCGTCAAGATCGCGCCAGAGCATCCACCGGACCAGGAGGGCCGTCCAGCGGACCTCGACCGCGGTCAGGACGTAGGCGAAGAGCATGGCGTCCGGCTTGCCGTCGACGGTTGCGGTGATGATGAACACGAGAACCTCCTGGCCCCGGGGTGAAGGTCAGCTCGGGAGCTGGCCGGGCTGCGGCGCCGGGGCGAACGACAGCAGCGACTTGAGATCCCGGGTCATCTCGAGCATGAGCCCGGACATGAAGTAGAGCGCGGCCCCGTCGAGCGGGCGCTCCGATGCGATGGCGGTGCGGATGGACAGTGCCATGCGCTGCAGCTCGTTCACCCGCAGGGAGACGAAGTAGCCGATCCGGTCCCGCAGCTGGTGAGCCTCCTCGAGCTGCTCGGCGTAGTTCTGGGCCAGCTCGACCGCGTTCCCGTAGCGGCGCACCAGGTCGGAGTACGACTCGAGCGCGTCGATCAGCCCCCCAGCAGCTCCAGCACCCGGGCGCACACCCGCGCCCGGTCGATCTGCGGGGCCATCGGTCGCTTGGCGACGTAGTCCACAATCGCCTGCTCGAGCGTCTGAGCGCTCCGGGCGGCCGACGCCGCCTTCTTCGCGGCGATCTTCAGCTCCACCTCGTCGAGCCCTACCTCGAACTCCTCGATCCATCCCTCGGCCTCCTTGGCCTGCTGGGCCTGCTGGCGCGCCGCGGACACCTCGAGGCCGTCCACGGTGAACTTCGGGAAGCAGCGCCAGCCGTCCTCCCGCCGGCGCTTCTCCGGCTTGAAGATCTTACGCGCGTCCTCCGGGTCGTCGGCGGTGATGAAGCGGGGTCCGGGGATCTCCTCGATCTCGATCCTGCCCGTCTTGCTGTCCCAGAGGGCCAGGGTACCGTACCCGTCCATCCCGCTGTTGTTCCAGCCCGTGGGGCAGAGGGTGCCCACCTGCAGCACCGGCCGCTCGCCGTCCCAGAGCCGCCGGTCGTGCCAGTTGCCAGCGAAGGCCGCCGCGCAGCCCTGCTCCTCCAGGATCTCGCGCAGGACGGCCAGGGGGACGCTGTCCGCCGCCCCCTTCAGCCATGGGGCCGTGTCCTTGTCCTCGATGCCCAGGTGGAAGCAGAGCGCCCGCTTCACCCCCCTCTTCGGCGGGGCCAGCGCCCGCACCGCGGCCGGGAACCAGGAGTGAGCCGGGTCCGGCTGGAAAGGCACGAAGGCCACCTCGGCGTCCTCGACCCGGAGGACCTCCGCACGCTCGAAGAAGACGAAGGTCTTCACGGGAGCGAGCGGGGCGATGGCGTGGTCGCCGAGGGCGGTGCTGCGCTGGTCGTGGTTGCCGACGATGGCAACCACCGGCATGGCAGCGAAGATGCGCTGCACGGCTGCGATGAGCTGCGGGGTGGGCGTGTCGGTGTCGAAGAGGTCTCCGAGCACCGCCAGAAGGTCCGCCTCCTTCTCGCGGGCCCGCCGCACCGCGCGCGCCAGCGTGTCGAGCACGATCTGGCCGCGCGTGTTGATGCCGGCCACCACCGGGCCGCCGTGCTTCTTCGGGTTCCCGACGTGGCAGTCTGCTACGAATGCGATGCGCGCCATCAGACACCTCCCATGTAGGCAACAGCGCGCACGAGGACATCACGGCTCTCCTTGAAGGCGCCGATGCCGACGTTGCAGGTGAAGCAGAGAAGACCCCGGACCACTCCCGTTCGGTGGTCGTGGTCCACGCACCAGAGCGTGCGCCTGCTTCCAGGGGCGCCCGTCCGGCAGATGGCGCACCTCCCGCCCTGCTTCTGCTCCAGAGCCTCGTACTGCGCGCGAGTGATGTTGTACCGGCGCAGGTGCTCAAAGCGCCGAATGCCGGGGTTCCGCTGGCGGTACCGTCGGCTCCGCTCAGCAGGGGTTGCCCGGGGGCGGTCGGAGGGCCCCTTGTTCCCCGGAGGATTGTGCCCCTTCAGCCAGCGGTTCCAGCGCCCGTACTGCCTGTTCCACGTCACCGGCCGAGCACACCCGCACCGGCACGACGGCGGGCTGTCCACCGCCAGCATCAGCGGGGCTCCTGCTGGTGGGCGCGAGCGCGCCGCGCCTCGTCGCGCTGCCGCTGCTCCTCCAGCCGGGAGGCCCGCAGCTTGCGCATCGCCTCCCGCTCGGGAGGGTTCTTCGCCCACGCCCGCGCTCGCTCGAGGCAGTCGGGCTGCCCGCACCGGACCTTCTTCGGCACCTGGTACTCGGCGGGCATCACCGACGCGAAGAGGTCCTCGATGAGCCCCTCGACGTTCTTCTCGGGAGGGTCGGCCTCGACGAACTCCCAGCCGGGCGGAAGCATGTAGCCGAGATGCGAGCCACCGCCACCGATCGGGTAGCCCCCGGCGTGCTGCTCGACAGCGTAGGTGGACACCGAGCAGCGCAGGTCCGGGGCGCTCGGGTTGGCCGGGTCAGGCTGCGGGCAGAAGTCGCAGAGCAGGGTGACGTTCACGAGCGCGGGCATGCGGTCCTCCTTGGCCAGATCCTTGTGCGGGCGCGGCCTATTTCTCGCCGGTGTCGCAGAGCCCCCAGCGCATGCATCCGGCGTCCTCCGGCGCGCCGAACAGCTCGATCTGCCGGCCGCCGCGGGAGGTGCGCGCCCACTCCACCACCTTGTCGATCGGCCAGTCCTGCGTCGCGTCGTCCTTCGCGCGGAAGAAGGTCCGCTCGTGCTGCAGCTCCTCGCCGCGCGCCGCGATCTTCTCGCGCGCGGTGGCCGTCACCCGCGCCTCCAGGTCGCGGATGGTGTCGACGCGTGCAGGGTCGACCTCGGACATGAGCCGGATCTCCGCCTTGCTGGCGTGGATGCAGGGCCAGCACCCGACCCGCCGGGCACCGAGCAGGTAGAGCGGGTTCGGGCGGAGCCCGTGGCGATGGTGAATGTCGATGACCTGCTGCTCGGTCCAGGTCAGGATCGGCCGCCAGGTCTCGCAGTCGAAGCTCTCCGACCACTCCCACTCGCCCATCTTCGCCCGGCTCTCGCTCTCCGCGTGCCGGATGCCGACCGCGTTCACCGGCTCGACGCCGGTGTCAGCCAGGCGCTCGAGGTAGTCGCGCATGGGAAGCACCTTGAGCTTCTCGGTGCACCACCGGCGCAGGCGCGAGGGGAAGATGCCCTTGTCGACAGCGTACTCGGGCAGGGTGTAGGGAGCGCGAGCCTCGGCGATCGGACCCAGGACCCGGGTCAGCTCGCCGCGGAGGTACTCGTACGTCGCCGGATGCTCCCAGCCGGTGTCCAGGAACACCCGGTCGTGCTCGATGCCCAGCTCGCGCAGGTGGAGCGACATGGCGGCGCTGTCCTTGCCACCGCTGATGCTCGCCACTACCCGCCGGCCGCGCAGGCGATCGATGAGCATCAGTCCTTCTTCGCTCCCCGGACCCGCTCATGCCGGTGATGGGCGACGACCGCCGGTGGTGGCAGTGCCGTCTTGAACCCGGGCAAAAACTGGACACCGACCGTCGGAACAACAGCCGGGCGCCAGCAATGACCACAGAACTGACAAGCGTGGGTATGGTGAGGCTTCGTCGCGAACTCACCGACGTCAACGTGCCGCGCATGGCACTCAGGGCACCACAGCAGCATCGGGATCGGGTCCGGGAGGGTAGGTCCCGGAGAGAGCGTAGGCACCATCGGCAGCTCCGTCTGATGAGACGGAGGAACTTCCCCGTTCTTCATCGCGGGAACGTGCTGGTTGACCAGCTGCGGCTGGTGCTGCTGCTTCTTCAGCGCGTCCTCCGTGTCCCAATCCTTCTGGAGGCGGTTCAGGTAGTGCGCCATGTCCCGGCAGAAGGCGAGATGCGGAGATGGAGCGATGGGCTTCTTCGGGTCGTACAACCGGCGCATGAAGTTCTCGAGAGACCTCGGCTCTCTGGCCCGCTCCGGAAACACCTCGTTGAACTGCGTAACGAAGTCCTTCGGATCGGGAGACGTCCCTCGCTCAAAAGAGGCCTTGATGTAGGCCAGAATCCAGTTGATCTCGCCCCTCCTGTACTTGGTGTTGCAGACGATACCGGCACGCTTCGGCTTGAACATCCTCTTCTTCCTCATTCGTCCACCAGCCCCTTCTCGCGGGCCCACCAGCGCTTCACCACCAGCGTGCCCTGATCGTCCTCGGCGTAGACCTCGCTGTCGTCGTGGACCACGCTCTTCGGAACCCAGACCTCCTCACCCTCGATCTCGACGAGGAGAGCCTTCTCGGTCTCCTTGATGCAGTTGACGTCCTCGAACTCCGCGGTCGCGCTCATGGCTCTCCTCGTCTCGTCGTCACCCAGCGCAGCATGGCAGCCTCGTACGCCTCGCGCTCCTGCCGTCGCCGCTCGGCCCGCCGGCGCCGCAGCTCCCGCGCCTTCTCCCGCTCCTTCTCCCGCTTCGCCTCGTCCGCGCTGAGCCGGGCGCTGAGCGCGTCCCGTAGCTCGGGCGGGGCCGGGGCCCCAGGCGCGAGCATGGCCGCGAGCTGGGCGACAGTCGCGTCAGGAGCGCGGATGGCCTTCGCGAAGGCGTGGGCGTAGATCACCTGGGAGCGCACGTCCACGTCGGCCCCGTAGAGGCGGCGGAGCGCGTCCGTCCACCGCTCGATGAAAGCGCGCGTCCTCTGGTGCTTGCGCACGAAGCGGTAGAGGGGGAGGTCGCCCTTCTCCCCGTTGCAGGGAGAGCAGGCCGGCACGACGTTGAAGAGCCGGTTCGCCCCATTCCTCGACCGCGGGGTGAGGTGGTCGCGCGTCAGCGTGCGCTGGTCCACCGGCTCGTCGCCGCAGTAGACGCACGCTCCGCGATGCGCTTCCACCATCAGATCCCAGGTCAACGGTCGAGGCATCGTGCCGGCCCCATCGGTCAGATCGCGATCTGAACCTCGCGCAGCTCGGCCTTGCAGACCACGTCCCCCTCCAGCGGAACGGTCAGCGTGTTCTCGTCGAGAGTGGCAAACTCGGTGAACCACACCTGGCCGACGATGACCGAGAACTTCACCTGCGCGATCTGGAAGAGCAGCTCCCGCCGGCGCTTCTTGGCCGCCGCCAGGCCCTCGTCCAGGAGCCGCTTCAGCTCCGGCGACTTCTCGCCGTGCTGGGCGACCAGGCGCTCGACGTCGCGCACGTAGGGCGCCATGAGGCCCGCGGCCCCGGAGATGGGCTTGGCCTTGCCGGCGTGCGCGGAGGCCCCGGCCGCGCCCACCTTGGCGAGCACGTCCTTGACCGGGGGCAGGGTGCTGAAGCCCTTCAGGCTGACCTTCAGCTCCTTGCCCATGTAGACGTCGGTCGACTCGGCCGCGGTGCTCTTGGGGTTGAACCCGCCGTCCGTGATGCCCTGCTCGGCGAGCCACTTCGCCGCCTCCTCGCCGTACTTCTCCGCGAGGCCGGCCGTGCGCAGCTCGGGGAAGAGGCGCTTCTTGTAGTCGCCGTAGACCTTCTGCGCGCCGGCGATGCGCAGCGCCTCGAACTCCATCTCGAAGAGCCGGCGCGCGCTCACGCGCTGGACCATCTTCCGGTTGATGACCGGAAGCTGGGTGAGGTCGAAGGTCATCTGCCGTCCGTGGACGTTCTCCTTGATGGGCTGGAGCGTGTCCAGAGGGCACCGACCCTTGAGCCGGTTGATAGTCGCGTCGGTCAGCTTCACCGGCAGCTTCTCGACGTTGACCAGCCCGTCCTTGACGATGGCGTAGTTGCGGAAGATGTGCGTCGGAAACTGCTCGGGCACCTTCCCCGCGAACGGCAGCCGGCCGGCCAGGTTGACCGTGCCCTCCTTCTTCACCTTGATCGAGACGTTGGCCCGCTCCTCGGAGAAGGTGAGGTCGGAGATCGAGTACCCCTCGTCGGGGTTGGCGCTCTCCGTGAACTTCAGGCCCTCCTTCTTCGCGCCGGTGATCTCCCCGATGCGCTGGTTGATCTCCCCGATGCGCTTCGGGTCGCGGAGCCCCTTCAGCTCGTCGGTGAGGGTCTCGATCTCCTTCAGCTCGGTCGCGGTCAGGTTCTCGCTGGCGTCGAGCTGCTTGCGACCGATGCGGTTGTAGACGAAGGACGGGTGGTTGAGCAGCACCTTGTTGCCATCGTCGTCGGCCAGGATCTCGAGCAGGTCGAGCACGGTGAAGGCATCGTCCGGAGGCACCCGGTCGGGATCCCAGCCGCGGACGCAGCGCAGGCTCGGGTTGAAGGCCGCCCGGAGAGCCTCCTCCTGGAAGGTGCTGTAGCGCTGCTTGCCGAAGCACGTCGAGAACGACTCGATGAAGGCCACGTCCCCGGTCGCCTTCAGGAGCGGGTAGACGACCTCGGGCTTCATGCGGACGGCGAAGAGGCTGATCGCCGCGTAGGCCGCCGCCGGCCACGACGGGTCGGGCTGCTCGCCACCGCGCTTCTTGTTGCTGATGTTCCGGAGGCTGGTCTCCGCGACCGCCAGCTTGGTGCCGACGAGCGTCGGCGACAGGAACCAGACCTCCTCGGTGCCCTCGGGAACGAGCACCGTGTCGCCCTGCACGCCGAAGGTGAGCAGGGTCGCCTCGTCACCGAGCGCGTAGACGAAGCCGCCCACCGCATCCGCGCCGATCCGCAGCTCGACCTTCTTGCCGCCGGTCGGCCGCTTCTGCATGGCAGCCTCGAAGACCGGCTCGTAGCGAGCGAAGCTGTCGGCGAAGATGTGCGCGCCGCCGCAGACCTCCGCCATCTTGGAGAGCATGGCCCGGTCGGCGTAGTAGCCGTACTCGACGATGGTGGCGGCGGCGACGCCCGCGGCGGCCTCCTCGACAGCCTTCAGGATCTCGGCCCGGCCCCACTGGTTGTCGCAGCCGTCGCTCATGAAGAACAGGCTGCAGACGGAGCCCGGGGTCTTCTTCACCAGCCGCTTGGCCAGCTCGCCGGCGACGCCCAGGGGCTCGCGGAAGCCGGTCATGCCGATGGGCTTGAGCCAGCGGTCGATCCGGTTGTGCAGGTCCTTCAGATCGGCCAGCGTCGCCACGGCCTCACCCTCGACGAGGATGCCGAACTGCCCCCGGCCCGAGAACCAGACGATGCTGATGGTGTCGGCCTCGCCGAGCAGCCGGGGCAGCTTCGCCTTGAGCTGGGCGCGGATCTGCGGCAGGTCCCCGGACATCGACCCGCTGCAGTCGATCACCACGATGTGGTTGGTCGGCAGCTCCACCGGGGCAGCCGGCGCCGCGGTGGGAACCGGGTGCCGGACGAGATAGAGGTCGTCGGTGATGCGGAACGAGACGGGCTTCATGCGGTCCTCCTCAGTGGTCCTCGAGCACTCCTTGTGCGCGGGCGAGCGTTTTCCCTACAGGTTCCGGATGGCGTAGGGGGTCAGTGCGAAGAAAGTCCCCTGGTCCTGGCCGGCCACCTCGATGAAGCCGAACCGCTTCGCGCGCTCCAGCCAGGAGGCCACCCGGGACATGGGCTTCTTGAGCTTCAGCGCGAGGTCGCGGCAGCGCTGCGGGACCGTGAGGGCGCGCAGCATGGCGATGTGGTGGGGCTGCAGCTTACCGAGGCTGCACTTCTTCCGTCGGGCCATGAGGGTTCTCCTTGCGCTGCCGGCGCTCCACGCGGAGGAGGATCAGGTACCCGATGAGGTCCTGCACCACGTCCTCGTCCTCGTCCGGCTGCATGTTGTTCCAGCGCTTCCACTTGTCGCCGATGCGCATCAAGATCCCCATCTCCGCGGGGATCTCGACGCCGCCGACCTTGACGGGCTCGAGAGCGCTGTTGCCGTACTTCCGGTTCTTCGTGAGGAGCATCTCGCGGATCCGGTCGCACTCCGCAGCGATCTGCTCCTGCGCCTCGGTCATCCCGGCAGGATGGGGTAGATCCCGAGACTGCACAGGTCCGTTGCAGCAAGGGCACTCGGCAACGCGACCGTTCCTGGACATCCAGGTGTGGCCGCAAATGTTGCATCGGCACGCCATCGGTCGGGGAGCTTCGGGGGTCATCCGGGAGGGCCTCCGGGGTTCTTCAACCAGTCCCGAGCCATGACCTCCTCGGCCGTCTCCCGGTAGAGGGTCCCGAAGTCGAGGCGGAAGGAGGTGCACAGCTGGGTGGCGTAGATCAGCATGTCGGCCACACCGTCCGCGATCCGGCGCCGGCGCGCCTCCGGGTCGGCCATGCCCCGGATCCGCTGCTCGCCCTTCAGGACCGCGTGGGCCACCCGGCCGGCGGCGCCCGCCAGCCGGCCCATGATCACCAGCGGGTGGAGCCACTCGACCAGGTCGTCGGTCAGCTCCTCGGCCAGCTCGCCCAGCTCCTCGGCCACCCCCAGGGCGTTCTGGGAGGCCGGGACCGCCCCGAAGTTCGCCGCCTGCCAGCGCGCCAGGCGCACCTGGAGGGCCGACCAGGGGCTCTCGGGCAGCCGGGGGCCGTCCATGGCCGCGTAGGCGGAGAACGCGGCCCGTGCGGCCTCGTAGGGGCCCTGGGAGAGGCTCACGAGGCACCCCCGATCAGGGCCATGAGCCGAACCCACTCATCGGCCGGCAGGCTGTAGCGGCCGTGCTCGAGCCCGGAAAACTGCGCCACCAGGAGGCCCGCGCGGGCCGCCGCGTCTCCCAGGCTCAGCCGGGACGCCCGCCGGGCCTCACGCAGCTTCTTCCCCTCCTCGGTCGGCGTCCAGGTGGGCACCTCCACCCGGTGGCAGGTGCCGTCAGCGTGCTGGTCCAGCGCCCCCACGCGCCCGCTGGGCTTGAGGGTGATCAGGTTCCACGTCTCCATCTTCTTCGCGAGCATCGGTCACCTCTCCTCGTCCTTCCTCCGCCGGCGGTGGTACTCGGCACCCGGGTAGCGCCGCCACCGCGCGTAGTCCGCCGGTCCCCCGGCTGTCGCCCGGGCCCAATCCGCCGCGCACCCCGCGCACAGCTTCCCCCCGACCAGCCGGGGCTCCTGGCACCCCGTGCGGTCGCACAGCCCCTGGTCCTTCCGCGGCCCGTCCTTCGGGTTGTGGCCGTGGATGAAGCGCCGGGGCCTCCGGCTCGTACTTGGCGGCAGCTCCCGGCCGCACTTCCCGCACGCGCACAGGCCCATCTCTCAGGCAGCGGCACCGGAGCGCAGGCGCACGACGCGCACGTACTGCCGGATGGTGTGCACGTGGCCGCAGTCCATCTTCTTGGCCATGACGCAGCGCCAGAGCGTCCGGTCGTCGAGCACGCACGAGAACCCCGCCTTCACGGCGGTGTCGCAGGTGAAGCGGAAGGCCTCCTCGTAGACCTCGTGGGCGTCGAGCGCCACGTGGTCGTACTCGGAGACCCCGTTCTGCTGCATGACAGCATCGACGATCGCCTCCGGCGCGACGGGCGCACCCTGCTGGTCAACCGCGGGTGGAACGGTCAAGATCACGGTGCGCCCGTCGGCCAGAAGGTTCATCGCTCAGCCCTCCCCGTCTCCGTCCTCTTCGCTCTCATCGTCAGCCTCGACGACCTTGCGCTTCTTCTTGTCCCACGACGTGAACTTGATGCCGTCCTCGTCGTCGGCCTTCGGCACCTTCGTGCCCTTCCACCCGCACTCGTCGAGCTTGCCCTTCGCCTCGGCGTACGTCTCGTCGTTGGGCTTCGCGTTCTTCTTCAGCAGGCCCAGGTCCTTGGCGAAGTTGACCGTCGTCCAGACGTCGTCCCACCCGCTCTCGTAGAGGAAGCGGGCGGTGACCTCCCGGAAGGGCGGCCGGAGCTTGTTCTTGATGGCGCGGATGCGGACGTCGCGGCCGGCCCCGTTCGGGAGCGCCTTCAGCGGGGTCAGCTCGAGCCGGATCGAGGCGTAGAAGGCCAGGGCGTTGCCGCCGCTGGTGGTGGTCTTCTTGCCGAACTTCACCCCGATCTTGGACCGGATCTGGTTCACGAAGAGACCGCAGACCCGCTGCTTCGAGAGAACCGGGACCAGGCGACGGCAGAAGCGGCTCATCAGCTTCGCCCGGTTGCCGACACCCTCCGAATCGGAGAGGTCCTTCTCGATCTCGTCCCGGGTGACCAGGGCGTCGATCGAATCGGTCACGTAGAGGTACGGCGGGCGCTTCTTGGCCTCCGAGAGGGCCTCGATCGCGGCGAGCGACTGGTCGAAGTACTCCTCGCCGAACTCGGCCTGGAGCACGACCATCTTGTCGGGCTGGACGCCGAGCGCCACCGCCCGGTCCGGGTCCAGGGCGAACTCGAGGTCGCCCCACACGACACCGCCACCCTCCTTCTGGCAGTAGCCGGAAGCCGTCAGCGCGAGCGCCGTCTTGCCCGCGGACGGGGGAGAGAAGACCTCGACGATCCGCCCCACGGGCAGACCGCCGACGCCGATCACGTGGTTGTCCAGGGCGCTGATGCCCGTCGGGATGACTTCGGTGACAGCAGAAGAGACGCCGCCGCTCAGAAGAACGGCGGCGCCCGTACCGAATGCACCCTGCACCGCGCCCAGGACCGTTTCAAGGTGTCCTGGGTTCTTGCGCGGCATGGCTACTCGTCGTCGTCCTCGTCGTCCATGTCGTCCTCGGCCGTCCGGCTCGCGCGCTTCGCCGGCTTCTGCTCCTTGGCCTGGGACGGCTTGGCCTTCTTCTTGGGCTTCTCGTCCTCGTCCTCGTCGTCGTCGATCTCACCCTCGACGATGCCGTCGAGAGCCTCCTCCATCGCCTCCTCGTCCTTCAGGCGCGAGAAGCGGCTGAGGTCCTCGGCACCGGAGATCCACGCCGCGAGCTGCTCCTCGTCCTCGGAGAGCGGGGACTTCTGCTTCACGGCGACGATCTTGGTGTACTTGGTCTTCAGCCGCTCGCCCTTGCGGACGACGATGACGTCGTGGCCCTCGTAGGGGTGGACGATGTTCTTGCCCTTCTCCCCGGTGTCCGGGTCGTCGGCGACGAGCGCCAGCAGGCCGTCGTGCACCGTCTTCGACGCGCGGAGGATCTGCGGGCCAGCCTCCTCGTTGGTGCGGTCGATCAGGTTCCAGAACCAGCCCTCGCTAGCCTCCATCTCGTCCGCGATGTCGAAGTCGGCGGTGTTGCCGGTGGCCTTCAGGGCCTTGATCTTCTGGCAGATGATGCAGGGCTTCTTGCCCCCGCTCTCGTAGTACGGGCAGGGGAACGACCCCTTGGTGTCGCCGTACTCGATGTAGTGCTGCCAGACCTTCACGTAGGGCTTGCGCCCGGGCGGGCCCGGGAGCATGCGCACCACGTTCTTGCCGACCTTGAACTTGAAGAAGCCGCCGCTCCGGCCCTTCTCGATCTCCTCGCGCTCTGCCTGCGCCTCCTCGGGCGACAGGTCCCCCCACTTCACCAGGTGGGTTCCCATGGTTGCTTTGCCTTCCTGCGCGTCAGCCTATCAGGTGACTTGCGCGGTCAGTCGTCACGTTGTCGTCAGGTCAACCAGTCCATCAAACCATCAGGGTGCTTCTGGTCTACTCGTCGTCGTCCTCCTCCTCCCTTCTGCGCTGCCGGAACGCCCGCGAGCGGTTCGCGAGGGCCGGGTCGCGCTCCAGCTCGGCGCGGTACTGCGCGCCCAGCTGGATGAGCATATCGCGTTTCGACTTCACCGCGTCCAGGAAGATGCGCATCTCCTCCTTTTCGGCCTCCGCGGTGATGGACTCGACCTCCGCCTCGAGCACCGCCGGGTCGTTCTCGACAGCAGCCTCCACGCGGGTCTTCAGGTCGTCGACGGTGATCTTGCCCTTGGCGACCTGCCGGGCGGTCTCCTTGATCTCCTCCCGGATCTCCAGGTAGCGCTGCTTGCGGACCCGCTTCGCCTTGGCGTCGGCCAGCTTGAACTTCTGCAGCACCGTCTTGAAACGCGCACCCCAATACGCCAGGTCCGCCGGCTGCCGCATGAACTCCTCGTCGAGCATCTCCGGCGTGTCGGCGTAGATGCGCACCGCGTCCGCCTTGAACTTCTCGACCAGGACCCCAGGCCCCAGCTCGACCTGCTCCGCGTCGTACTTCCTCAGCTTCGTCACGACACCTCCTGCCGCCGGAGACGCGGCTCAGTTAACAGCCGCCTGCACCAGTCCTTGTGCGCGGGCGGGCTTTTTCTCCAGCTTCTTGAGCGAGGCCCAGCTCCGGCCCGACTCCATATCGACCACCACCGGAACCTCCCCCAGGTCCCACTGTGACATGACCGACCGAACCTCGCACGCGACAGCATCGAGGTCCTTCTCGGCCACCTCGAAGATCAGCGAGTCGTGGACGGTGAGCACCAGCTTGGCCGGGAGACCATCGTCGACAATGCAGCTGACGAGCTGCACCAGAGAGGCGAGGCAGAGGTCGGACGCCATCCCCTGCACCGGGGTGTTCATGGCGCTGCGCTCCGCCTCCCCGCGGCGCTTCCGGTCCTCCTCGCCATCCCCCTTGATGCCGATGTCCCAGAGCGGGCGCCGGCGGGCGAGCTTCTCCTTCCACGTGGTCCAGGTGTAACCGGTCTCGCGGGCGCGCCGGATCTGCGCCTTCATCCACTGCGCGAGCACGACGAATTTCCCGAGCACCGCGTCCCGGATCTTCTTCGCCTCCTCCACCTCGATCTTGAGCGCGGCGGCCAGGCCGTACTCGGTCTGGCCGTAGAGCAGCCCGAAGTTGACGGCCTTGGCGAGGGAGCGGTGGGTCTTCGTGACCTGGGACGGCTCGATCCCCCAGGCCACCTTGGAGATCAGCTCCGCGGTGCGCTGGTGCAGGTCGTCGCCCGAGCGGAAGATGTCGATGAGCAGCGGGTCGCCCGAGAGGTAGGCAGCCACACGCAGCTCGAGCTGGGAGTAGTCGGCCTGGAGCAGCACGTGCCCGGGAGGGGCCACGAAGCACGCGCGCACCAGGTTCTGCTCCGCGTCAGCGTTGCGGTCGTCGACACGTGGCTGGTTCTGGAGGTTCGGGTCCTTGCAGCTCAGGCGACCGGAGCGGGCTCCGTCAAGCAGGAACGTCGGGTGGATACGCCCGTCCGGCCGGATGTGCGGGAGCAGCCCATCCGCGTAGGTGCCCTTGAGCTTCGACAGCCGGCGGAACTCCAGGAGGTCGCCGACCACCGGGTGGTGCTTCGCCAGCGCCTCGATGGCGCTCTTGTCCGTCGACTTCTTGCCGGTCTTGGTGAGCTTCTTCGCCTTGAGCTTGAGCTTGCCGTAGAGCAGGTCGCCGATGTCGTCGTTGCTGGTCCACCACTCGTTGTCGCCGTAGACCGAGAGCCGGGGGACCACCTCGGAGATCCGGCTGTCGAGGAAGAGCGAGAGGTTCTCGATGGCCGAGCGGTCGACCTGGATCCCCCAGAACTCCATGTGCTCGGCGGCCTTCGGAGCCCCCGAGACGATCTCGTCCCAGACCCACTTGCACTCGGGGACCGCCACCAGGTCGTCCCAGCACCGCTTCCCGAGCCGAGCGGTGCTCACCGTGTCCATGGCGTTGTAGCGGGAGAGGTCGTCGTCCGACATCAGCGCGTACGCAACGGCGTCCGGGCCGAAGTCGTTCCCCATCAGGATGTCCTGCCAGGACTCCTTGAACCCGGAGAGGAAGCTGTCCTCGTACTCGGAGTAGTGCCCGCCGAAGAGCCCGACCTGGTCCCGCTCCTTGCGGCGCCGGTTGATCGCCTTCCGGGCCTTGGTGATGAGCTGCGCGCGAAGGTCGTCGAACTCCTTCTTGTGCCCGCCCATCCCGACCAGCTCGGCCATGTCCTCCAGCTCGCCCGAGGCCTCGGGATCCACGAGCTTGCGCCACAGCCGGACGTCGCCGCGAATGTTCTGCACCTCGACGCCCCACGCCCAGCGCACACCAATGCAGTCGAACTTCACGTTCGAGCCGACCTTGGCCACGGTGCGGTCGGCCATGAGCTTCTTCAGCAGCTCGAGGCAGGCGGGGTTGGCGAGCGCCTTGCGGTCCCAGACCCAGGCGCTGTCGTTGCCCGGGGCGCAGGCGGCGAACGAGATGATCTCGTAGTCGGGGTCAAACTGCAGACCGGCGGACTCGATGTCGAACGCGAACCAGCCCGCCTCGCGCATCTCGGTGACGGCGGCCTTGGCGTCGCCGGCGGTCCGCACCCGCCGAACGTCGGAGCCCCACGGCGGGCGGGGGGCGTCATCCGCGGGGTTGCAGGTGAGGATCCACTCGAGGTCCTGCTCAAAGGTCTTCTGGGCGAACTTGTTCCGGAGCGCGGCGGCCGGGTTCATGGTCACGAAGACCGGAATGGGACCGGCCGGCCCGGAGAGGTAGCTGTAGGCCCCCCGCGCGCTGAAGATCGAGATCGACCTCCCGAGGAGAGCCTTCGCCGCCGCCGCCCCCAGGCAGACGATGCGCTCCGGCTTCACCTCCCGGATCGTCTGCCAGAGGTACCCGCGGCAGGCAGCGATCTCGGGGTCGCCCGCGCGGTCCTTCCCCGGCGTGCAACGGACGGCGTTGTCGTAGGCGACCGGCCCCTCGTAGAAGCGGTCCACGAGACCGCGCAGGTACGATCCCGAGGTGCCCACGAGGGGGCGCCCGGAGGCATCCTCGATGCGGCCGGGTGACTCGGCCACGAAGAGGACGCCCCCGGGCTCCCCGTCGGCCCGCATGCACACCGTCTTCGGAGACGCCCGCCGGTGCAGGTCACAGCGCCGGCAGCGACTGTTGACCTCGAGCGGGCGCTCCTTCTCGACAGCGCTTCGGCGGTCGGAGTAGAGCTTCATGCGGTCAGAGGTTCAGCCGGCGATCGAAGAAGCGATCGACACGCTCCACCAGCCGGCCGCTGTCGTCGATCCGCTGCACCAGGTCCACGCCGGCCCCACCGAGCCGCCGCAGCTCGGCGAGCATCTCGTCCTTGTCCTCGATGCCGGCCTTGTCGAAGAGGTAGTCGAGGATCTCGCTGAGCTTCGCTGCTCTCTTGACCGCCGCGGGCACCGCCCCGTTGCCACCGGCCTTCGCCTTCTTGGCGGGCTTCTCCTCTTCCCCCTGCTCCTCCTCATCCGCGTCCTCATCGGCCTCGGCCTCGGCCTCGGTCTCGTCGGCGGTCTCCTCGGGCTCGGGTTCCGGCTCCGGCTCGGGCTTCTTGGCCTTCTTGGCGGGCTTCTCCGAAGCGGCCTCGGCAGCGGCCTTGTCCTTCGCCGCCTTCTCGACGATGGGCGCAGCTCCCGGAGGGCCGATCGTGACCTCCGTGCGCTCGACCTTCCGGCCGTCGCTGGTGGTCTTCGATCCCTCCGCGAGGGAGTAGACGTCCGGCAGGTGCTTCACCGTGAGACCGTCGATGACGATGAGGGTGACCTTGATCGGGTGGTTGGCGTCCATGGGTGTCCTCCTTGGTGCTGTCCTTGTGCGCGGTGCCCGGATTTCGCTAGTGGATGGTGCTGGCGTTCTCCCTGACGCTGAACACCACGTAGTCCTGCAGGAATGAGCAGAGCTTGCAGTCGCCGCCGGTCGCGGAGAGGTGCTGCTCAGCGTGAAGCGCGAGGGCCTCAAGCCGCCGGTCCTCGAAGAGCGCGTGGGCGTCTACGACCCCGGTGGGCGTCTTGTGGGCAGCGATCGCCTGCAGCTCCCCCAGCGCCAGCCCGAGCGCGCACAGCGCGGCCTCGATGCGCTCGTCGAGGCAGCTCTCACACCCATCGAGCGGGCCCAGAAAGCGGATCACCCGCCAGATCAGGTTCCGCCCCAGCTCGAGGGACACCCGGGCGAGCTGCTCGGGCGTGGCCGGGGCGTGCCGCACGCTCTTCGGGTGCTCACAGGTCGCGCCCGGCCGGATGTCCCCCGTGGGGAACGGCTGCTGCTCGATCCGGGGGTCCACCGGCACCAGGAAGGCCCGGAGCCGAGCGCCGCGCCGGCGCCGCCGCTTGTCGTCAGGCATGCTGCTCCTGCCCCTCGATGGTCTTCGGGGGAACGCCGCGCCCCCATCGGTCCTTCAGCACGCGGCCGGTCCGGCGGTTCTCGACGAAGTCCGCCGCGCGCACGTAGGCGAGCGCGCGCATCCTCACCGGCTTCTGCTGCTGCTCGATCTCCGCGACCGCGTCCTCCCGCAGGTAGCAGACGCAGCCCGCGCTGCCGTACCTCACCACCCTCGTCACGTACCGCTCGTCCATCCCCGGCTCCTTTCGGTCATCTCACAACGGCTCGTCGATGCACAGCCGCGCCTCCTCGCGCAGCCAGTCCTTGTCCACCTCGTCCGGGTCCTTCCCGGGCGGGAGCTTCACGTAGCCGGCCCGCACACCGTCGAGACGCAGCCGGTACGCCATCCCCCACGCCTCCTGCCAGGCGTCGCCGTCGAGCACGATGGCGATCGGTCGGCGGGCCTCTTCGACGATCGCCACCACCTGGCTCTCGGTGGGCTTGCCAAGCACTGCGCAGCCGTGGGGCCAGTAGGCGAGCGCGTCGAAGACACCCTCGACGATGATCGCTGGCTCGTCGGTCTCCTCGCGGATCGCGGCGTGGTTGTAGAGGTAGTCGTGCGACCCCATGCCCGTGGCGTTCAGGTAGGGGCGGTTGCAGTGGAAGCACGCGCAGTCGTCGGCGTGCTCGTCGCAGACGTAGGACCGGGCCACGAAGCCGAACCAGTCGCCGTCCGGGGTGATCGCCGGAACCACGACGCGGCCCGCGTGCTGCCCGCGCAGGCAGACGCCGATGTTGGCCACGTCCCAGAGCTTGGGCCCGACCCCCCGGCCCTTCAGGTACCGGCGCGCCTTGCGCGTCGTGACCGCGCTGCGCGCGGGCTCCTCGGCCAGGAGCATGAAGCCCTCGGGCGGATCGGGGAGCTTCTTCGCCTCGTCGGGGTCGTAGTCGGACGGGAGGTTCACGCCGGCGCCGGCCAGGTCGGACTGCTTGACCGACCCCCACTCCCCGCAGCGGAAGCAGCGCCACGACCCGGTCGACACCACCAGCTCGAAGCTCACCCGGCGGTCGGGCTTGCCCAGGACCTCGGGGCAGACCGGGCAGGTCGCCCGGATC